GAATATTATATAAATGAGGTAGTAAAAGAAATACTACCTTATTTTCCAAAAGAAATTCTTTTAGATAAATCAAAATTTATAAAACATGTTGGTGAATTTTACCGAAGTAAAGGTACTCCAGAATCTTTAAAATTTCTTTTTAGGGTATTGTACAATGAAGAGATAGAAGTTTATTTTCCAAAAGAACAGATAATAAAGTTATCAGATGGAAAATGGGTTCTTCCACTATCTTTAAGAGTAGAAACTGGCGACAATAATATATTTGATATAGAACGTTGTAAAATAACAGGCACAGTATCAAAATCTACTGCAATTGTTGAAAAAGTTATAAAATCGGTTGATAGGCAGCTAGGAATTCAATACATTGAATTGTATATTTCAAATATTGAAAAGTTGTTTACTACTGGAGAAAATGTAACAACAACAATAGTTAGAACCGATGGTACTGAAGATTTTGTTACAGCAAAATTAATTGGATCACTTTCGGAAATTAAAATTGATCCAAAAAACAGAGGATTATTTTATAATGGATTTGATACAGAACTAAATTATGATGGAGATCCTGTAACAATTATAGGAGGGTTAAATCCTTCTTCAGGTAATCCTATAGGTGCTATAGCAACAGTAGGTGATGTTCTAAAAGGCTCAGTAGATGATGTTTTAATTACGAATGGTGGTTTTGGTTTTAGAAGTCCTATCATACATCAAAATTCTTCAATATTAGATTTTACTGGTGGTTTTAGAGATGCTCTTTTAGGTGCCGAGGCAAAAGCTCAAATACTTCTATTGAATGAAACTGTAAATAGAACCGTAAATGTTAGTAACATAACTATAGAAAGTTTCTATGGTTCAAATATTAATGCTATTGATAATTTAGCAAACACAAAAACTATTAATGAATTAACTACAAAACAAACGTTAAATGTTTTTCCAATTTCTTACGTTACAGTAGAATCTTCTGGTGGTGGATATAAAACAAAACCAGATTTAAATTTTTATAGTTTATATATGGAAGAACTTAATGACACTCTAGTTATGCCTTCAGTTACAGCAGTTAAAGACACAAAAGTGTTAATGGATGAATCACAAGACCTAACACTTTCCTTTGAAGCAGGAGAATCGGTTAGATTATTTTTGAAAAATAGATATGAAGAAGTAAAAATTATAGCTAACGTTTCTTCCAACACAATAACCTTTTTTGATAATTTTGAAAATAATATTGACAATCTTTCTGTGTTTAAGCTAAACAGAAGAAAATTAACTGAAGTTGGATCTTTAGGTAGAATAGAAATAGTAAATGGAGGAGATGGTTATTCTGTTGGTGATTATTTGGTTTTTAGTAGTAATGGTAGAGGATATGGAGCAAATGCAAATGTAACCTCTATACATGCTGGAAATAACGGAATAAAATCGATAACTTTTAATGAATCTGCAAGTTATATTAGAGGTGGTGAGAGTTATACGAGAGCAGATTTACCAACTATTACAGTGACATCTTCTGGTGGTTCTAATGCTGTACTTAGAGTTACTGAAATTTTAGGAGATGGAGTATCCACTGATATTTCTACAACTAGAATCGGCGCCATTTCAACTATTAGAGTCATAAGTTTTGGTTACGATTATGTTTCAGCTCCAATAATTTCTTTGAGAAATGCGGACATTTTATTAAGTAATGTTACCGAAGGTGAAATTTATGTAGCCAATACTAGAGTTTATCAAGGCGCCACCAATACGACTGCTTCGTGGTCAGCATATGTGGACAAATATTTTACCGCTAATAATTTCTTACGTGTTTATGATTATAGAGGAACCTTCGATGAAGATTTACCAATAAAATCTGATGATGATGTTACAACAGGAAATGTAATAACTTATTCCTTCTATGGTGACGGTAAAGCTAAGGCAACAGCCACTTTCGAAAATGGATTAATTCGTTATCCTGGAATTTATTTGAATACCGATGGTCAACCAAGTTCAGATCAAAAAATTCAAGACGATAAAAAGTATCACAATTATTCTTATGTAATTAATACAACAAATGAAAATTATAAGTTTAAGAAAACTTTACAGGAAGTTTTGCACCCGATAGGTATGAAGTCGTTTGCAACTAGAATTGATACCAATTCTAAACAAGCTTCTACGAAAAACTTAAATGTTATATACTTAACTCAAGATGTACATTCGAATACATTCAATATATCAAATTCTACAAACAATATGATTTCTACCTCACCGACACCTAATGTACAATCGGAAATTACGGTTGGTGATATTATCGTATTAAAAAATCTGAGAAAACAATTAGTTGGAACAGCGAACGTAGTTTCTAGTTCCAATGTAATTACAGGTAATGGTACTAACTTTATAAATGATGTTGTTGACGGCCAGACGATATATCTTTCTTCTGGTAATACGGTTATAGTAAAATCTGTAGTTAATGCGAATACAATTTTTGCAGAATCGTCTTTGAATATTACTTCAAATGATTTGACGATTAATGTATCTTTTGATGAAACAAAAGAAGTATCATTTGTAAATTCCAATACTGTTCTTGTAGACACTAACTTTACCGCCACAAATAATTTTGTCTCGGTAATCGTACAAAAAGTGAGATAAATAAGTCTATGTCCTCAATTATAACAAATATTTTTTCTACTTTAATTGCACAACAATTCATCAATATATTGGATGTTGGTGCGAATTCCTACCTTCCTTTATCAAGAAAGGCGTATGTTTTTGCGACCCTAGGAAAACAAACTGTTTGGAATCAAAATGATACCGCTCCTACTCCAGGACAATCAACTAGTGATTTAATTGATTTTAGTGATCGAGCAATCGTCGCAAAGAGAATTGATTTGGATAGCGTTTCATTTGTCGTGCCGAGATATAATTGGACTTCTGGTATAACTTATTCGAGATACGGTTGTATTATTTGCCCAATAGGAACGCCATTTTATGTTTTAAACTCCAAAGGTCAGGTTTTCAAATGTTTGGACAATAATGGAAACACCGCATCTACTGATGAACCAGAACTATTTTTATCCGCAACGTCATTAGAAGAACCTTATTTTGTAACTTCTGATGGTTACAAATGGAAATATTTGTATACTTTAAGTTCAAATCAAAGACAAAAGTTTTTGGATGATGAATGGATGCCAGTAACATTTAATCGATTTGTTAAAGCTGCTGCTATTAATAGAAGTATAGATATTGTTAGATTAACAAATTCTGGAAATAATTATGTTGATGGTCCGAATCAGAATATTATAACGATAGAAGGTGACGGAAGAAACGCAGCATTAAAAGCAAATGTGGTGGGCGGCCAAGTAGTTGATATTGTTATTCAGAATAGGGGGCAAGATTACACGAAAGCTAACCTTTCTTTTACTGACATCAGTGGTGGTGTTGGAACTGGAGCTTCAGCTGTTGTTACATTGTCACCGCAAAATGGACATGGGTATGATCCGGTTGAAGAACTGTATGCTAATACTGTTATGTTTAATGTTGACTTTGAAGGTAGTGTTGGTGGATTATTTCCTGCCGAAAACGAGTTTAGAGAAGTTACCTTACTTTATAACCCCTATCTTCGAGGAACACAAACTTTAGCACCAAGTACTTTTTATGAAATGTATAGTGAAGTTTTAGTTTCTCCTGGTGTTGGAGATTATAATAATGATGAAATCCTTATACAGGGAGAAGATTTAGAAAACTCAACATTTAGTGCTGAAGTAATTTCTTTTGATGAAGGAACAAACGTAGTTTATGTTAATAATTTGAGAGGAACATTTTCATCAAACTCTCCAATTAAAGGACTAACAAGTGGAGCAATAAGAATTGGAATTAACTTGACTCCACCACCATTGCAGTTATATTCGGGAAAAGTTTTATTTGTTTCCGATAAAGTACCAGTTACTAGAGACCCAGACCAAACAGATAGAATAAGATTTATTTTAAGTTTCTAAAAGAGGAATAAATGACTAAGCTTTTTAATTACGATCCATATTTTGACGATTTTGATGAAGATAAAAATTTCATGCGGGTTCTTTTTAGACCTGGATATTCCCTTCAGGCTAGAGAATTAACTCAACTGCAAACAATTTTATCTAATCAAATAGAAAAGTTTGGTAACCATATTTTTAAAAATGGAAGTCCTATAACTGGTGGAAAAGTATCTTTAGATGATAGAGCTTATTATTTAATTTTAAAATCACAATACTCTGGTCAAGATATAGTTTTAGAAGATTTTTTAGATAAAACAATCGTTTCTTATAATTCTACAAAAATAATTAGAGCTAAAGTTATAGCTATTGATAATTCAACAGCTTTTCCAATTTTGATTGTAAAATATTTAAGTGGAGATTTTTTTGCTGAGGGTGATGAATTAAAATTATACGGCCAAAATATTTTTGCCGAGCTTGCAGATACAGATGCTACAGGTCGTTCTTATGTTGCCAGTATACAAGATGGTGTTTATTATTTTAAAGGCCAATTTGTTAAAATTTCTCCTCAATTTTTAGTTTTAGAAATTTTTTATAGACTTGGTTTAAATTCGACAACTGTTAATAGACAACCTTCGTATAGAATAGGCATTGAATTTGAAGAAATTGTTATTGATGAAATTGATGATGTTAGTCTTTTGGATCCTGCACAAGGATCATTCAACTATCAAGCTCCTGGAGCTACAAGATTTAAAGTCAATACGATTTTAAGTAAAAGAACGCTAGATTCAGTTGACGAATCTTCTTTCTTTGAAGTAATAAGAATTGTTGATGGTATAAAAACAAAAGAAATAGATTATCCAATCTATAGTGAAATCGAAAAAACCCTTGCTAGAAGAACCTTCGAAGAATCTGGAAATTACACAGTCGATCCTTTTGTTATTTCATTAGAAGAAGATTATGTGGATACTTCAAATAATAATTATGTTGATCCAAGTTATTTTACTGCCGTTCTAGATCCAGGTAAAGCTTATGTTGGTGGTTTTGAAGTGCAAACCATTGCTCCAACAAAATTACAAGTTGCTAGAGGAAGAGTAACAGCAAACGTCAATGATTACGATTTGCCGACAAATTATTCAAGTTATTTTTATGCAGCAAATTCTCACGGTTCTTTAGCGATTTCTGATTTTGATTTGTTAGATATTCATTGCGCCAATCATTCAAGTGTAAGTTTTGCTTCCACTGCGGAATATAATTCTTCAAAAATAGGCACTCTACGTGCTCATATGATGAAGTATGACACTTCATCATCAACCGATTTAGGAACTACACATAAATTTACAATAAACGTTTTTGATGTAAACACTACCTCTATTACTGGAACTTTAGCTTCTTCTGGTTCAAATACCAGATATGTTGTTTTACCTTCTTCTTTTGCTCAACTTCCAGCAAACAGTTATTCTGGAATGTTCTTTAGTATAAAGAATGGAGCAGGCGCTAGTTTGTCACCAATCAGAATTGAGGGTTCTGATGGATCAGCAAAGGCAATATGGTTATCCTCTGCACTACCATTTACGCCAGCTTCAAACACTTTTTCAATCGATTCGGATTTTAAAGTTTCAGAATCAATTGTATTGAGGGATGGAGCTGCAAAAGTTTTTGCAGCAGATATCGATTCAAAATCTAAAGACGTTGACGGATTCTCATTTATTACTGAGCCTAATAGACAAGGTTTAATTTTCGATGTTCCCTATGAAGCAATCAAAGCAAATACGATTACTAATTTTGATTTTTATGCTAGAAAAGTATATACACAAAAACTTACAAATTCTGAAGGAATAATAACTTTAGTTGCAGATGGAACAACAGATACTTTCCCTTTTGCTGGAAGTCCAGGAACTTTATTATCTGATAATACTATTTTAAATAATATTATATGTTTCATTAGATATGACGGCGCTTCAAATTCCGCTTCTGGAATTTCACAAAATACGGTTTTAAGTTTAGCTAATAACTTATTTACTGTTAGAACTGTGGATAGTAGAACACTTGAAATTGATTTAAATACAGCTGGTGTGCGTGCCGATTTTATTGTTACAACAAAAGTTAATAATGCCGAAGATGGATCAACCGGGGCAATTCGCGTAAAAACGATGTACCCTCTATCTAACATTAAACACGAAGCTGTTGCATACACTGTTGATACCACAACTGGATTAACTTCAGGTAATACAGGAACAGTAACTCCGATTTCTGGTGGTTATGTTTTCCCAGATTTGGGTGTGACATACTTCGATAATGAATCTTTGAACGATGAAGGTACAGTAAGAAAATTAAAAACACCTGGTGTTCCTGTAAGCTTACAGGTTCCTGATGTTTATGAGATCGTAAAAATTATTGATTCTAGAACTACTACAGGAAACATCACAACGGCTATGCTAACAGATCCAGCATACGATGTTACAAATAGATATGAATTTGATAATGGACAAAGAAAAACACATTACGACCATGCTACGATTAGATTGAAAAGAGGATTTAGTTCTCCTGTTGGCGGATCAATTTACGTACTATACAACTACATGAGGCATAGTGAAGCTCCATCACCACAAAATATAGGTTTATTTACCGTTGATTCTTACTTAGGTGGTGGTTCAAATATTACATATGATACTATATCTAAGTTTTTAGATAGGGATAAAGGAAAGTTTTTATCAGGAAGATCGTCCTTTGATTTCAGACCAACAAGAGAAATTGCTAGTGATTCTATTTCTGGAGCAGTTTGTCCTGACCCAGATTTTACTGCTGAACTTTCTTTCCAGAATTTCTTAGGAAGAGTAGATAAAATTGTTGTTAAACCGTCTAAAGAAATTGTAGTGATTTCTGGTGAGTCTGCTGTTAAACCTTTGCCGCCACCTAATGATATTAATGACATGTTAATATACACATTGTATATTCCTCCTTACACAGAAAGTGTTAAAGAAGTTCGTGCTGATTTTCAAA